CTGATCTTCTCTGCCGACGAGATGGCGATCCTCGGGGGCATCATCGGCTACTGGTTCGGTTCTCGCCAGTGGAGTAAGAAGTGAAACTGAGCAAGGCGGGCGAAGACCTCATGCACAAGTATGAGGGGTTTAGGAGTAAACCCTACCTTTGCCCTGCCCACATCTGGACGATTGGCTACGGCCATGTCCTGTACCAAGAGCAAATTCGCCTGCCTTCCGTACGCAAGGAAGGCTACACCGGGATGCTTCGCAACGAGTTCCCCCTGAAGCCGGAGGACAACCGTGTCTGGACTAAGACAGAGATCGACGAACTATTCCACGCTGACGTCGTCACTTTTGAACGTGGTGTTCTTCGACTTGTTCCCGGCGTACCTGGGCGTCAAGGCTCTTTTGACGCTCTGGTCAGTTTTGCCTTCAATGCAGGGCTAGGCAACCTTCAGCGCAGCCAGATCAGGATGCGGGCCAACCGGGATGACTGGAACGGAGCGGCAGATGCCTTTCGCCAGTGGACGATGGGCGGTGGCAAAGTCCTACCCGGTCTGGTAAAACGCCGTGAAGCCGAGATTGCCCTTTTTCTGTCTTGACAGGAAAATACCGCCATGCCGCTCCAGAAAATCCTGTTCAAGCCCGGAGTCAACCGCGAGAACACCCGGTACACGACCGAAGGGGGCTGGTACGAGTGCGACAAGGTTCGCTTCCGCCAGGGCAATCCCGAGGTGATTGGCGGCTGGGAGCCGCTTTCGCTGTCCACGTTTCTGGGCACGTGCCGGTCGTTGTGGAACTGGGTAACGCTCAACAACCTGAACCTTGTTGGTGTTGGCACCAACCTGAAGTTTTACATCGAGCGCGGCGGTGCGTATTTTGACGTGACACCGATACGCTCGACTGTCACGCTAGGCACTGACCCGTTTACGGGTAACGGCACCACGACCGTTACGGTCACGGCCACTGCAAACGGCACGGTTACCGGAGACTTCGTCACCTTCAGCGGATCGACCGACACGCTCGGCCCAGGCGGCACATCGCTATTCAACGGCGAATATCAGGTAACGGCGGCAGGCGTTAACTCGTTCACCATCACGACGGCTACCGCAGTTTCTGCGGGCAGCTATGGCGGCTCTGCTGTCGTCGCCGCATACCAAATCAACACCGGCCCTGAGTTTTCTATTCCGTTAACTGGTTGGGGTGCGGGCACATGGAGTTCTGGCGCTTGGGGTGCGGGCGGCACAACTGCTACATCGCTGCGTGTCTGGAGCCAAGGCAACTGGGGTGAAGACTTGGTCTTTGGCCCGCGCAACGGCGGCATCTACTATTGGGACGCTACGACCGGTGTGACTGTTCGAGGTTTTGATCTGGCCACAGCTGTCGGCGCGTCTGACGTGCCTACGGTGCAGAACTACATCTTTGTCTCTGACATCAACCGCTTCCTGTTTGCCTTTGGCTGCAACGACTATGGCAGTTCAACGCAAGACCCGATGCTGATCCGTTGGTCAGATCAGGAAGACGCTTACAACTGGACGCCTGCGGCTACCAATCAAGCAGGCAGTCTGCGTCTTTCGCACGGTTCGGAGATTGTCACGGCAGTGCAGGCACGTCAGGAAATTGTGGTGTTCACGGATTCCGCGCTGTACTCGCTGCAATATCTTGATGCGCCGATCTTCTGGGGTGCGCAGCTTCTGGGTGACAACATCTCCATTGTGGGGCAGAACGCCGCGACGATTGCTTCCGGCGTGGTGTACTGGATGGGCGTGGACAAGTTCTATGCCTACGATGGCCGCGTGCAGACGCTCAACTGCGATCTGCGTCGGTACGTGTTTAGTGACTTCAACCAGTCTCAAGCGCAACAGGTTTTTGCTGGCACCAACGAAGGCTTCAACGAGGTCTGGTGGTTTTATTGCTCAGCAGACTCCTACTCAGTGGACCGTTATGTGGTCTACAACTACGTCGAAAAAATTTGGTACTACGGCACGATGGGCCGCACCGCTTGGCTTGATTCGGGCTTGCGTGACTACCCGATGGCGGCTACCTACAGCCACACGCTTGTGTACCACGAGGCGGGCTTGAACGACAACATTGCCGGTACTGCGTCCGCGATTAACGCCTATATCTCGTCTTCTGAATTCGACATCGGCGATGGCCACAACTTCGGGTTCGTGTGGCGGGTACTGCCTGACTTGACCTTCCAAAACTCAACGGCGACGACACCCACGGTGACGATGACGCTCTACGGGCTGTACAACTCGGGCTCTGGCAGTATCGACAGCGCAGGTCAGAACGTGCTCAAGGGCTCGACGTACAACATCACCGAAGAGTTCACGGGGCAGATTTACACCCGCGTGCGCGGGCGCCAGATGATTTTCAAGATCAACTCTGAGCAGTTGAACACGTGCTGGCAGCTTGGCGCGCCCCGCATCGATATTAGGCCGGACGGACGCAGATGAGTTTCCTTATCGAGAATGTCACCGTCCCGGCACCGCCCAACCTGCCGTTGGCGCCAACTGCGTACGAGTCGCGTTATCACGAGCAGTTGAACAACGTCCTGCGCCTGTACTTCAACCGACTCGACGCACTGCTGAGGGGCATCGTGACTACCACCACACCCATCCCCATCTCCATTGGCGGCACCAACACGGATGCCTTCGGGCGACTGCGGGTCAGTCAGCCATACACGCTCTTTGATAGTCAGAACCGCTACGCCGCCGACAACCAGTTTGACGTGGCCACGACCGGCACAGGCACGACAACGTTCCTGCCTAACGAAGCGGCAGTGAAGATGGAAGTCACCGGGGCCGGTGTCGGCTCTGTGCTGCGGCAGTCCTATCGCTCTTTCCCGTATCAGCCGGGTAAGGGTCTGTTGGTGCTTGCCACCTTCGTGATGGACAGCAGCATGAGCCTGAACCTCACGCAGCGGGTGGGGTACTACAACGACCAGAACGGTGTGTTCTTCCAGCGCGTGGATGGCACCTATTCTTTTGTCTTGCGCTCCTATGTCACCGGCTCTGTTTCCAATGTCCGCACCGTCAACCAAGCCGACTGGAACGGCGACAAGTTGGATGGCACGGGAGACTCTGGCTACACCCTAGACCCGTCCAAGGCGCAGATTCTGTGGATGGACTTTGAGTGGCTTGGCGTCGGCTCAGTCCGGTGCGGCTTCATCATCAATGGCGAGTACATCGTCTGCCACACGTTTAACAACGCCAACGAGATCACCAACGTCTACATGACCACGGCTATCCTGCCGGTGCGCTATGAGATTGTGACCACCACCTCTGCGGTGGCGGCTTCGATGAAGGCTATCTGCTGCTCGGTTATCTCCGAGGGCGGGTTTGAGCAGACCTCCATCGACCATGTGGCGCGACGCACCACAGTCCTGGGCACCATCGGCTCTACTTTCTTGCCCGTTGTTTCCATTCGTCTGGCGTCTACTCGACTCGGCGCGGTGGTGTTGCCCAACCGGGTTCAGGTTCTGCCGACAACCAATCAGAACTACGAAGTGGCGCTGATCAAGAACCCCACCCTGACGGCTGCATCATGGACGGCAGTGCCCAGTGACTCCAACGTGGAGTTTGATGTGGCGGCTACGGCCACTACAGGTGGCACCATTGTGCAAACGGATTATGTGACGGCAACGGGTTCAGGTGGTGTGGGCAACACGAGCGCGGCCACGGGCTACAACTTTGACTTGCAGTTGGGCGCGTCCATCGCCGGAGTCAGTGACATCTACACCGTTGCCGTAAGAACCGTATCTGGCGCCACCACGGGCGACGTGGTCGGGTCGCTTTCCTTCTACGACTTGACCCAATAAAATGAATCCAACCAATTCCAAGGGGCGCATATGAGCCTTGCTGTACTAGCCGACCACATGGCGTCCAAAGGGCGCAACGGTGACACCATGCTGGTGCACATGGCCCCCGAAGAAGTCGCGGGGCTGCATGCCTTGGCGCTGAAGCACGGCGGCTCACTGACCATCAACCCGGAAACGGGTCTGCCGGAGGCGTTTAGTCTCAAGGGGCTGTTGAAGTCGCTGCTGCCTGCGGTTGCGGGCTTTGCGCTTGGTCCCGCTGGTTTTGGGCTGATGTCCGCCATGCAAGCGGGCTTGACTGTAGGTGCAGTAGCGGGTCTTGCCAAAGGCAGTCTCAAAGAAGGCATCATGGCCGGTCTGGGCGCCTACGGCGGCGCTAACTTGGGTGCGGCCTTTACCGGCGCTGAGAGCGCGGGGGCTACTACGGCTGCAGCAGAAGCGGCAAAGACAGCGGGCCAAGAAGCAGTCAAGCAGGGGCTTACCGGAGAAGCTGCCAATCAGTTTGTGCAGAACGCTGCGAGCACCGCTTACTCTGACTTTGCCGCCAAGCCGTTCATGGAGCAGGCGGCGGGAAGTTTCCAGGCGCTCAAGAGCGCCCCTGGCCCAATTGGCGGGCTGTCTTCGTTGGTCCGTCCTGCGATGATGGCAGCAGCCCCCATCATGGCCGACGCGATGGTACCCACCAACGTGCAGATGCCTTCGCTCACCCAGAACCGGGGCATGTACCGTGGCTACACGTACGACCCCTATGGCGGCACGTACATCGCGCAAGAGCCGGTGCGAGCCGCATCCGGTGGCATCGTGGCCCTCGCCGATGGTGGACCCACTGCGGACCAACTGAAAGCCCAGCAGAGTATCGTTGCTGACCCCCAGGCTGCTGCGCTTGCTGCCGCGCGCTCGGGTATTGCGCAGGGCTTGAACGATCAGCAAATTGCTGACATGGTCAACCAGCAGTACGGCAAGTCTTTCACCGCGCAAAACGTAGCCGACTTCATGACGGCCAACCAACTGTCGCGTCCTACACCAGTCGTACCCTCTGCCCCTATCTCCGGCCCCAACGCGCTGGACCCGACCCAACGCGCCACCCCAACGGCAACGCAACTGGCTGCACAGCAAAGCATCCTTCCTGACCCGCAAGCCGCCGCGCTTGGCGTTGTTCGCAGTGGTGTCGCCCAAGGGCTGACCGATCAACAGATAGCCAACCTAGCCAACGAAACCTACGGCAAGTCGTTCAGTGCGCAGAACGTAGCGGACTTTATGGCCGCAAACGACATCACGCGCACCAAGCCGGTAGTGCCCTACACACCACCGAGCTTGTTCCCCACTGTTCCCGGCGTAGCCCCGGGCACTGCCGTGCCGGGTGCACCGGCGGTTGACTACGCCAACGCGCCCACGATGGGCGAAGTTCGCACAGCGTACGAGCAGGGTGGTGGCGCTACCAAGATGCCGGTCATCACGGACATCAAGCCGACTGACCGCACCTACACGCAAAACGAAGCCTTCTCGCTTCTGCAAGGCTACTTGAAGAGCAACCCCAACGCGCTGTATGGCGACGTTGTTGCCTTCGCTCGCGGCAGGGGCATCCCCGAGATGCAGGCCCGCGCTGCTTACAACGAGTTCCGCTTCAGCGGTCTGACGGGCGGCAGCAGCCAAGCCTACGACTATTTGATGGGTCGCGGCGCGTACCCGGTCAAGCCGTTCACGCCCACTGGCGAGTTGATGCGCCCGTACGCCGAGGCTGTCCTTGGTGCGCCTGAGAACATCAAGGCCAAACGCTTCTTGTTTGATCCCAAAACGCAAAAGTACGTAGAAAATCCAGCCTTTGTTCCGCGCACACCTTCTACGGCTAACGCGCCCATTCGCGATCAGGCGGGTAACCCTGTTGGTGGCAACACCGAGTCGTACTTCAAGGCTAACCCCGACGTGTATCAAGAGTGGCTCAAGGGCGCCACCGGCATGACTGCCGATGCCTACGCCCGGTACCACTGGGAGACTTTTGGCCAGAAAGAAGGCCGCAAGGGCTGGTCGGCGACCCCTGCCGGTAGCAGCAGCGGCACAGAGGAAAAAATCAGTGGCGGCAAAGCAGGCGGGTTGATGGACATCGCATCTGCCGCTGCGGCGCGTGGCGGTAACGTCCAGCAATACAACCTGGGCGGCTACTCCGATGGTGGGCGCCTGCTCAAAGGCCCAGGCGATGGCGTCTCTGACAGCATCCCCGCTGTTATCGGCAACAAGCAACCCGCGCGTCTGGCCGATGGTGAGTTTGTGATCCCGGCCCGGATCGTCTCTGAAATTGGCAACGGCTCGACCGAAGCCGGTGCACGCAAACTCTACGCAATGATGGATCGTGTGCAGCGTGCACGCGCCAAGACAACCGGCAAAGGCAAGGTGGCCAAGAACACCAAGTCCGAACAATACTTGCCCGCATAAGGAAGCATCATGGCTGATCCCACCCCGTACCAAGTACAGCAGTACCAGACAGGCTTTGCTCCTGTCGTCGCACCTTATGCAGAGGCGCTGCTCGGTAAAGCCGAGGCGCTGACCGACGTTGAGTACAACCCGTACCAACAGTACATGGGTGAGCGGTTCGCTCAGTTCACCCCGCTGCAGCAGCAGGCGTTTGCCGGTGCCCAGGCGATGGAGGCGGCGCCTCAGTTGGCCGATGCCTCTGCCCTGGCAGGTACTGCCGGTCTTCGCGCTTTGCAGGCAGGCACGTACGGCCCGATGTACTACACGCCTCAGTCGTTTACCGAACAGGGTGTGATGGGCGGTTACATGTCGCCCTACATGCAGGGCGTGGTGGACTTCCAGCAACGGGAAGCTCAGCGCCAAGCGGACATCGCCGCTACTGCTCGGGGTCAGAAGTACGCCCGTGCCGGTGCCTTTGGTGGTGCTCGTCAGGCCATTGAGAACGCCGAAGCGCAGCGCAACCTCGCCACCCAGTTGGGCGGTATCCAGGCCACGGGCCTGCAAGCCGCTTATCAGCAGGCTCAGCAGCAGTTCAACCAAGAGCAGGCACAACGCCAAGCCGCAGTGCAGTTGGCCGAGCAGTCACGCCAGTATGGCGCCGGTCTGGGGTTGCAGGGACTGCAGACTGCGATGCAGGGTGCGCAACAACTCGGCAATCTAGGCCAGACGCAGTTTGGCCAGAACCTTGCGCTCAACCAGTTGCAGTCTCAGTACGGTCAGCAACAACAGCAGCAGATGCAGAACATCTTGGGCGCCCAGTACCAAGACTTCCTCAATTTCCAGAACTACCCGTACAAGCAGTTGGGCTTCATGTCCGACATCATCCGTGGCGTGCCACTGACGCAGACTGGCTCGGCGGTTTATCAGCAGCCGCCTTCGGCCATATCTCAGATCGCTGGTCTGGGTACGGCTGCTGTCGGTGCAAAGGGCTTGGGCCTGTTTGCCAAGGGTGGTGAAGTCGAAGACGCTGAATACCGGGACAAGCCCGGTGGTCTGGCCGATCTGGCAATCTACAACATGGGTGTTTGAACATGATCAACATCAACCAAATCACCACCCAATTGCGCATGCTGCCGGATCAGGCGTTGCAGCGCATGGCGATGATGTACAAGCAAGACCCGTACATCTTCCCGATGGTGATTTCGGAAGACATTGCACGCAAGAAGATGCGTGCTGCCGCTCAAGCGCAGATGGCCCAGCCCCAACCCAAGGTGGCGGATCAAGCCATCATGGCGATGGGTCAGCAGCCCCAGCCAGCGCCCGGTATTGCCGGACTACAAGCGCCCAACATGGAGCGCATGGCTGATGGTGGGATCGCAGGTTACGCCGATGGTGGCGACATGGACTTTGCAGACCGCAGCGAGCCCGTCGTGCGCATGGCCGAGGGCGGTGCGGTGCAGCGGTATCAAGATAGGGGGCTGGTCAGTACAACAGGTACTTTGGCGCAAGTGCAAGCGCCAGTCATGGAAAACCTGCAAGCACTGCAGGCACAACTGGTAGAAGCTGAGCGTGTGCTGGCGGCTGCGGCTAGGTCTGGCGATGCGCAATCCGTTACCCAGTACGCGCAAGCAGTGCAGAAACTGCGCGATCAAATCAATCAGACCGCAGAAAAGTCTTTTGGGAATCGAGCGCAGCAGGTCGTCAGCGAGCTTCAGGCAAAACCCACCGCACCATCTGACGAGGCAATTAGGGCAGCGTATGGCCCCAGCGCGAATCGTATGCCGCAGGTGCAAACACCTGCCGCTGCTGGCTCAGCCTCTGGTACCGGTGCTCGCCCACCTGCTGCAGGTGCCGCTCCCGCTGCTGCACGCGCTCCTTCTGAGGGCGGCATCTACGCGCTTACTGGCCGCATGTTTGACCCGGTGGCGCAAGAACTTAAGGGTCTTCGTGGTCGCATGATGATGGATGCCGAGCGTCGGTCAGACGAAGAACTGATGCAGTACGAGGCAGGCAAGCCCAAAGGCAAGATTGCGGAGGAGTTGGAGAAGACGCTGCGCAAAGAGGAAGAGGGTGCAACCGGTGAGCGTAAGCAGGCCGCAGCAACGGCCATCTTCAATGCAGGTCTGGCCATGATGGCGGGCACGTCTCCGCGTGCTCTGGAGAACATTGCCAAGGGTGCGATGGCGGGTAGCGCCCAATACGGCGAAGCCCTCAAAGACCTCAAGAAGGCGTCCAAAGAGCGTCAAAAGATGCTTGCTGATATTGAGCAGGCACGTCGTGCAGAAGCTCGTGACGACCACAAGACTGCAATGGAGTATCTCCGCCGCCGCAACGAGCGTGAAGAGCGTGCAGACGGGTTCTTCCTTGAGGCCAGTGCGAAGTTGGGCTTCAGCAAGGCCGATGCGGCGACTCGGTTGTATGGGACGCAGATGGAAACTGAGAGCCGCGAGCGCACTGCTTCACGCAGCGATCCGTTGGCGCTGTTCAAGGCACTTGGCGACGGCGACGTAAAGAAAGGCTACCAAGCCGCGCAGGAGATGAAGGGTGAGCCGGGCATGATCAGGCAGCTTGCGATGGAAGCTGTCAAGAACCCGGCTCAGTTGAAGGTGTTGGAGTCCACCAACCCGCAACTTTATAACCAGATCATGGCGGAAATCAATAAACTAGGGGGTGGTGCGGCAGGCGCGGGTCTTGACCTGAGCCAGTGGGGTTCGCCGCAACAAGTCGGAGGACGTTAAGCATGCCGCTCTATGAGATTACCGCGCCGGATGGCAACACGTACCAGATTGAAGGCCCCGAAGGCGCGACTAAAGAGCAAGTAGCAGCGGCTGTTCTCGCCAAAAACCCCCGTGCGGGTGTTGCCCCCAAGCCTGAAAGCGGGTTTATTCCCGCTGCCCGCGCAGGTTTTCAGTCTCTTAAGGGTGAAGCTGCGCTGACCGCAGGCAAGCTCGGGCTGATGGGGCTGAAAGAAGCCGAAGCCTACCGGGCTGAGCGCGAGAAAGAAGCCAAGCGCATCTTCAAACCAACCGAAGAGGGCTGGACTGAGGCGCCTTTTGCCAAGCTGAAAGAGCTTGCCGGTGGCGCCATACCCTACATGGCGGCGCCTATTGCCGCAGGTCTTGGCGTTGCCGCTACCCCAATTACAGGCGCGGCTGCAGCCGTTACTGCAGGTCTGGCTGCGGGTGCTGCTTCAGCCGCTCAGTTCACGGGTTCCAACCTTGCGCGTCAGATCGAAGAAGCCGAAGCCAGGGGCGAAGACGCCAGCCTGGAACGCGCTAATTTGGGTAACGCGGTTGCTGCTGCGGTTCCGCAGGCGGCATTGGACGTGGTGTCCTTGCGCGGCATCCCGCTGATCCGCAACCTGTTTAAGTCAGTTGGCAAAGACCTGACCGAGGCGCAAGCCAAGGCGATAGTGGAGCAGAGCTTCAAGCAGAAGCTGGCCGACTACGGGCGCACTACCCTGATGACGGCAGGGCGTGAAGGCTTTACTGAAGTAGGACAGCAGTATCTGGAGCGGCTGCAGGCCGGACTAGAAGTAACTGACCCGGCAGCGCGGGCAGAGTACCTTGAGAGTTTCATCGGCGGCGCCGTTCTTGGCGGCGCTATTTCGCCTGTTGGTCGCTTCTTTGAACGAGGCGGTGAGCAAGGGCGTGCCCAGAGGAAACTGGGTGAGATTGCAGACGAGCAGCGGCGCGTAGAACGCGAAGCCCAGGCCAAGGCCGAAGCGGAGGAAGCCGAGAAGCGCAAGCAGCCCGAGTACCTGACGAAACTGCAGGCGGACTACCAAGCCGCCAAGGAAAAAGACAGCGCCTATAAGGCCGAGATCAAGGCGCTTGAGGCGCAGAAGGACGACCCTGCTTCGTTGGCACGGGCCAAAGAGCTTCGTGCTGAGTACAAGAACTTCCAAAAGACCGAGCTTTCAGAGATCGTCAAGGACTACAACCGGGCGGGTGGCGAGAAGTTCTTCAAGCAGTTTGCCGAGCAGCAGCGTGTAGCAGGGATGACGCCTGAAGACTACATGTTTGAGCAGTTTGATACTGAAGCCAAGGCGGCAAACGAAGCGGAATACACCCGACTCAAGGCGCGTCTCAAGCAGCTTGATCGCACCTCGGATGAAGCCAAGCGCATCAAGGCGCGTATGGTGCAGTTGAAGCCTGCCGCAAAAGCAGCAGCGCCGGAAGCTGTGGATGTTGAAGCGGAGATCATGGGGCTTGAGCCTGCAGCCCCAGAAGACGCAGAGCGCGATGCCCTCAATCGGTATGCGCAAGAGCGTCTGGAGCTTGCTCAGCAGAACATTAACGCTGGCATGGGTACTGGCCGAGACATTCCCAAATACCTGATTCAAGACCCTGCCGCCGCAGCTAAGCTGATTGAAACCAAGGCACAACTGCCTGGGATGAGTCGCCCGCAAAGCAACCTCATCCTTGAGCGCATGCAAGAGCTTTTGCGTGCACAAGCCAGACTGCAGGGCAGATTGGCTTTCCCCGGCGAAACCGAGCTACTCAAAGCGCAACGCACAGAACCGCAACAACTGTTCTTGGAGCAGTGGCAGCAGGATCAAGAGGCGCTTGATGCAGAGCGCAGAGAGAGTACGTTTGACACTAACCTGACCAACCTCGTCAACACCGCGCTTAAAGGCACGCCTACTGTGGAAGTGCCCGAAGGGGCGACGGTGGATCGACGTGGTACTGTATTCCTGCAGCGTTTGGACGAAGCCATTGCGCAACGAGATGCTGCTGCCAAGGCAGCAGAGCAGGCGTTTGCCGCAGGCAACCGTGAAGTCGGAGCCGCCAAGAGCAGGGAGCGTGAAAACGCACAGCAGGTGCTCAACCAGATTGAGCAGCAGGGCGGCAACGCATCGCTGATTTCTAAGCTCCGCAAAGAGCAGGACAGCGCCCTGATGGATGCGGCAGGTCTGATTGACGACCTGCGCAGTGGCCTTATCCTGGGCGACAAAGAACAGCAAGGTGCAGCTTCTTCTACCGCCGAGACGCTTCGCGTCCAGGTTGACAAGGCCCGCGCTCGATTCATCGACGCTGCCATCAAGGAAGCTGCAACTACGCAGCGGATGTTTGGTAAGGCGCTGTCTCAGGACGACGCGCTCAAGGCCGCACTTCAGATGCAGCAGGTTTTTGATGAGTGGGTGACACGCTCTACGGCCAAGCCCCGTAGCGCCGAAGACCTCATCAAGACCTATGAGCGCATGCCGTCGCTCACTGACCAGCAGTGGCTGAACGCCGCTCTGGAAGACTACAAGAAACAGACCGTACAGGCGGCGCTGGCCAAGAAGTTGACTGAGCGTGAGGCGGCTTCGGGCAAGTCCTTGCGCGACATGACGGAGTCAGAGCGGCTTGCTCTGACGGAAAAGACCGGCGCAGTTGAACTGACCGGTGAAGAGCGCCGCAAGGCTGAAATCCAGGCAGCGGATGAGTTCCGCCGCGCTTACGAAAAGTATCAGCCCCGCCGCCCTGCCTACGAACGTCGCCGCAACAAGGACGGCACGTACTCGATGGTGTTGGTGGATAAGGGCAAGGCGCGTCTTGTCGATACTCGACCCCTGGAAGAGCGCCAGTTTGGCGCTCAAAAAGCCGCTACTGCAGTACTGCAAGAGCAACTCCGGCAGATTTCTAGCCGACTGAGCGCCGTGCCTGAAGAAGGTCGTCGTGCTGAGTCGCTGCTGCGTCCGCAGTACGCCGTAACTGAAGCACAGAAAACTGCTGAAGCACGGGGCGAAACTGCCGAAACATTGGGTGGTGAACTGCGTCGGCGCCGTGAATACATAAGCGACCTAATTACCCGCGCTCTGCAGACGCGATCAGACTTGGCCCCTGAGATTGTGGAAGGTCTGCAGCGTGCGCAGGCGGCTATTGAAGCCGGTCGTGGTGGGCGCGATGTGCTCACGGATCAAGAAGAAGTCAAGCAGGCTTTGCTGGGTTTCCAGGCCGCTGGCAAAGAACGTGCTGCCGCAGAGGCAGCGGGCGACAAGTTTGCGCCGCGCATGCTGGACATAATTGCCGGACAGGAACGCGCTGATCTGCTGGCATTGCAGGCCAAAGCGCCTGCCCCGTTTACTGCAGGTTTGCTCGATGCTGCCGAGACGCTGGCCACGCGGGTACTGCAAGGACGTACCACCGCCGTCACGGGCGGTGTAGAGGGCGCACGGGCGCAAAAGGGCTACGACGCACTGGCGTTCCGCAGGGACGAGATCAATCGCCAGTATCAAGCGCAGCAGCGTTTGGTGGCATCCGGTGTAGATGAGAACGGCAAGGAGTTGACGCCTGCCAAGAAGCGCAAGGCTCAAACCCTTCTGGCTACATACGAGACGCAACTGGAGAACTTGAACAAGCGTCTTGCTGGACCTCGGCCCACGGTTGCGCCTGTAGGAGTTGAGCAGCGTGCTGCTACCGGCGAAGATGCCAAGCTCTTGCGCGAGATAGACGACGCGTTGGGGCTGTCGGAAGCAGAAGAAGGTGCACCGGCTAGGCGGCTTACCGAGGACGAGCGTGCGCAACTGGCGCAGCAAGGGTTTGCCTTCGGTGAGGAGAAAGCGCCTGTCATTACCAAGCCGATGCCTGCCTCAGAGCGGCGTGAGCTTGAGGCCCAAGGCCAACGCTTTGATGAAGAAGAGCGTGAGCCTGCCAAAGCTCCGACCAAGCAGGCTGACCTGTTTGAAGAAAAGGAACTTCCAACCACGGCATTTGCCCGTGCGACTGCCCGCAACTTTGAAAACTCACCGCCTGTCAAGAAGGCTCGTGCTGCGGTGGAG